GGGAGTCTTTTTCTGATAGAACAGTTCCGCTTCCCATCCGTCCAGCGTCCAGTAAGTAAGTGCTTGTGTCGGGGCTTCACGGTGTATCTGTTTCATGCGTGTGTTTTTCAGAGCTTTGTCCCCCTTGTTTCCCGCCATTGTTGTGAGAGCAAATTTTTGCCTCCAGTTCTCGACGGTGGTGGGACTGTCAATCAGCGCCCAATCCATCAGGGAAGCCACTTTGTTGTATTCCTCCATGATTTGAACATTATTCAGATTGTTGTGCATACTGATCAACTTATGCATCACCGCCTTTGCATCCTCGTTCAACACCTTGATGGCGTGCTTGTTCCCGTATGCCTTGTGGATGACGCTCCGGAATCCCTCCTCCTTGCTCACGGCGCGTGCCTGTTCGTACTGCTCGCACTTACGCTTGAGCGATTTCCAGTTTTGCGGAAGCTTGTGGGGGAAGATGGCACGCCCGTTCGGATCTTTCAATGTCAGAAGGTCATTGCTCAATTGGCAAAGGCGCTCCCAGATGTTGATACGGATATTCCCGCCACCGAACGCCCATTGCTTGCGGGTATCCCGTAACTTCAACAGGGCGTCCATGATACGGACGTTCAACGTGTATTCATCCACCTTTGCCGGTGGAAGCTTGCGGTCATTGTCATAACGATACTTCACACTGAAATACTCGTAGGCGGCATTCCCGTAAACGATAGCCGTCTCCAATGCGGATTTCTGCGTCTTGGCGGCGATCTCGGCACGGGGATCACCATACACCTGAATGTACTTTTGTTTAATATCCGATCTCATGGTTTCAAAATCTACTAAGGCGGAAGAACCGGGAGTGCTGCGACGAAGGACCAATAGCTGTCTACGATTTCTCAATGTAGAAAATGTACCTTCTGACAAGAATCCTTTGTCGCTACCTACATTTCGTTTCATATTGAGGGATATCAGCTCATTCGCAAATACACATACCCGATTATTATAAATTTCAGCCATAATATTTATACTGTTAACTTTGGTGCAAGCCCCGGCACCGCCCCGGAGTTGAAGCTGCTTCCCGTCCTTTTACCCCTACCGATTGAAAACCTGTCCTGACACTTAATAAACTAAACATGACAAATTCAAAACCTAATGGGCTTGTTATCCTGAAAACGGGGAAGCTCTCTGCTTGCCTTTTACTTAAATGTTCTCGTTGATCATATCAAACCGTTCTTACGCATTGTCCTTTCCACCGTTTACCTCACGCTCTACGATGACCAGCACAGAAAAACAGGCGATCACGAACGCCGCCCACATGTTGGAAGCGGACACCTCAATACCGTCCACCAATGATACAGCGGTAAATATCCCCGCAACTATCATCACATTCTGAATCATTCTAATCATTTTCATACGCTATGTATTTTTATTGTTTTCAAATCCGTTTTAAAAAGCCTATCCCTATTCATCCCGAACCGGGATAGTTTTGCTACATTTGTAGCATGTTTAACATAAAAGTATTGTATAATGAATCCCGATGAAATTTTAAAATCTTATGCACAGTGTTTAGTTACTGCGTATTGCTTATCCGAAGCGTTGAAAGAAGAAGTCGTATCTTTAGCGTCTAAAATTGAACATAAAGACGAAAAAGAAATACTTGACCGAATTAACGCTCGTGTGTTAGAGGTTCACAGCAATTTAAAATCTCAACTAAATCTTGACAGATAGTTTGCTTTAACTTTTCCAAAGCATCCTCTTTGTCAACTTCTTCGACATCCCGCTCTAACCGGTTAAACCGTGCTATTGGGATGCCGAAGATTCTTAATACAAAAAAATGTCTCGGCACTATATTCTGACGTACTTCGTCAAGTTCAATTATAGTTCTCAAAACCTTTTTCATAACTAATATTATTTGTTGGTTATTACCTCCGTCACATTTCCCTTTGAATCAAGCACTTTGGTAGGCTTGATTTCTACACCCTTATCGGTCAAGTACGTTCGGCCGAGTTCACGAATCGCCACTTCCCTCATCTGTGC